ACGGGCTTGTCTTCCGTCTTCACCTCGGCAGGCTTGGCCTTTTCAAGCTCTTTGCCGACCTCGTTCTTGGCGTCGATTTCAGCCTTGGCCTTTTCGATAGCCGCCTTGCGATCGAGGGGTTTCTCTACGGGCTTTTCGTCCCGCTGGTGGTCAAGGTCGTTGGTGTTCGGCGCTGCGGTGCCAAGGTCAATAGAAGACGTGTCCGCAGGGCCCGTGGAGGGCTGCAGTTCGGTGGACATGATGATTTTCCCGTCTGAGAGGAAGGTTGCTTAAAGGATGTGGTCGAGTTTTCCGGCCGAGATATCAGCCTTGCCGCGCTCGACGGCCTCGCGGATCGCCTGACGGTCAGGACGAGGCATTGCCTTCGGCGTCGGGTTCACGAATGAACGATCGTCGCCAACTTCGATGTATTCCATGCCCTGCGGGTTACCGCCGGGCTTGTAGCTTTCACGCATGGCGGCCTTGGAGGTATAGACCTTGCCGTCTGCCATGCTCGTCAGCGGTTCTGTGGTGTCGAGCTTGATCATCGGCATGGGAAGATCCGAACGGGCTATTTCCCGCACCGGGTAGCACGCCACCGGCCACGGTTCGGCCAGATCATGCCACTTTGAACATTGGCGGCAGAAGCGCTCACTCATCGTTACGCATCCGGTACGGGGTTGGCCCAGGTGTTGAGACGCCAACCGGTGGCGCTGACTGCGATTGCCTGGAACGAGCTGTTGGCGGCAAGGGCGGCTTCGTTCGGGCCGGCAACGCCGTTAATCGTATTGCTGCCGGTCGGGCGAACCTCGCAGCCGGTGGCAAGGACGGCGCCGTAGATCGTCAAGCCAATCAGCGAGGCGCTGAGGGCCGGGAGCGTGACGATGTTATTGGCCGATGCCGACGTGATCAGGATCATGCCGTCGCTCGACGTGAGCAAGCCGGTTGTCAGGCCATCTGCGGTAGCCGTCACGGCACGTTCGACCGTGCTGTTCGGCTTGGCGGTATCGATCTGCTTTGCCACTTCGGCGGCAAGCGGGCCGACCATGCTGAGTTCGGTAAGGCGGCGCGTGTTGGCCATGGTATTCTCCTTAGGTTACGGGGTTTCCGGCTTCATCTACCACCACGAAGGGCGGTGCATTTTTTGTTACGAGGATGATCGGGAAGCCCTTGCCATTGCTGGCGACGGTGAGCTTCGGAGCGTTCTTGGTGACCGAGATCACGGGGACACCGCGACCATTGGTCGATACGACGACGGGAACGCCCTTCATATCAGCTCCACTTTCCGGGGATTGGGTTGCCGCTGAACAGATCCCACTTCGACGTGGCGGCGTTCCACATGAATTCATAGATCATCGTGCTGCTGACGACCGTCGTGGTTGCCAGGTCGCTCGAATAGGCGCTGTAGGCCGCGTTCCATGTCAGTGCACGCGTGGTGCCGTTGTCGCGGATACGGATCATCAGCCGTTGGCCATCCGTTGGCGTGCCTGACGGGGCGGCAATGGTGAGCGCGCCGGCTTGGGCAGATACAGCGACGAGATCGAAACTGTCCGCATCGGGCGTCAGGGTTGCCGTGGTCGCGGTGGTGGATACGCGAAGGGTAATGCGCTTGTTGGTCAGCGTCTGGGCTGATGTGGGCTGGACTGCAGTATCGGCTTTTGCACCTTGAGCGGCGGTCGCATAGTCCGAAGCATTGGTTGTCGCAGCGGTGCCTAGCCCGGTTATGGTGGCTACGCCTTGCGTTCCGGTGTGATTGGCCCGTGCGAAGGCATCAGCATTCTTGCCCTGCGGGTCGTAGGTGGCAATGAGCATGTCGCCCACACCGGCCGGCGTCCAAGCCATATCAAAGTCGTCACCGGAGACTTTAGCGAGAACCTCCCCGGTTGTCCCGCCTACGGGAACCGATTGTTCGGTTGTGACGAGGTCATTGCGGATCGCAAGATCCTTGTCGACCACGCCGGCAACCCCACCATCAGGCAGGCTGCCGATATAATCCCGCAGGGTCCGTGTCGTGATATCAACCATACACTTCCCCGATCAGGTAGTTGCCGTCGTCATCGGTGAGGTAGACGCCGGAATCGTCGGTGAGATAGACGAAGCCCGGAGGAGGCTCGGGGAAGGCCGGGCCAAGCACGCCCGGAAAGGCAAAGGACACGGTCAGCCCGCGACGACGGTATAGGCGGCTCATTTTGGCGCCGCCTTCGGTGCTTCAGCCTTGGCCTTTGCCGCTTCCTGTGCTGTCTGGCGGGATGCTGCAATCTTCTCGCGTTCAAGCTGGAGCTGCTGGGCCATCTGATCACGGCGGAATGCTTCATCAAGCATCATCTTGTCGCGCTCCAGCTGGGCTCGCTGCGCTTCCAATGCCGCGGACGCTTCAAGGTCCATTTGCTTGGTCTGCATGTCAGCCTGGAGTTGCGCCTGCTCACGTGTGACGGCCACCTCAGCATCGGCCTTACGGGCTTCAAGCAAGGCCTGCGCTTTGATCTGCTCAACTTGGGCGGCCATCTGTGGCGCGCTCTGCATCTCCTGCATCTTGAGCTGCAGTTCCTGCTCCTTGAGGGCGATTTCCTTGCCCTTCAGGCCAATCTCGGCTTCCTTGGCCTTGGCTTCCGCCTGGACCTTGGCCTCTTCCGGGTTTGGCTGCTCCGGCATGTCTTCCATCTGCTTGACCCACTCGTCTATCGAGCCTTCAAGCTGACGACCGGCGCGGTATGCCCCAAGCTGGAATTTCAGCAGTTCGCCAGCCAGCTGCGCGCCCGCCTTCCCCTGCATAGCGAGCGGTGCCAGAGCGGTGGCAGCCGCCGCAAACACGGTCATGTATTCGTTGCGAGCGGCCTTCTCTGCCTGCTCATCGGGATAGATGGTCGAGTCCGTCTCGATGTCGAATACGAAGGGCCGCGTCTTCTCGTTCTCGATAAGCTCCATGACCTGTTCGACAGTCGGCTCGGAGGCCGTTTTCTCAATCATCTCGCTGTATTTGGCGATGATAGCCTGTTGGGCCTGTTGAAGCTGCTGCTGGGCCGCCTGTGGGTTCTTCTGGGCCTGTTCCGCGCCCTCTGGGGTCTGGAGCATCTGCTCGGCCTGCTTGGTCAGCGCTTCAAGTTCCTCCTTGCCCGCGGCCTTCATCTCATCAATGCGCTTCTTGACCTGGGCATCGGTTGGGATGTCCATCTGGGACATGGTGAGCATGGTTTTCTTGGAGAACTCCTCCGCCATGATCTCGACCATGATTTGCACGACATCGCAGGCAACGCGCACAAGCTCGGCAACCTTGTCGCGGATACGCACCGCACCAAACTGCGCCTTGAGCGTCTGCGCCTTGGCGGTCTCATTCGGGTCGGTTGCGCCGCGCATGATGTCAGCCGTGCCGACGATCTGGTAAACGTCCTCGATCAGTTGGGCGCGGGTGAGAACGCAAGCCTGGATGGTCTGGGCAATCTGATCGATCGGAAGCCAGACGATCATATCCTTCATTGGCATCTGGCCGAGAACAGCTGCGTTGACGGGGACGAGCACCTTTGCGGCGTCGTCCATCTTCAACGCCATTTCCACGGCGTCACCAACATCACCGCCGGCCGGATACAGGCCCTTGACGCGCAGGCTATCGACAAGCCCATGAATTCGGGCCGTCAACTGGTTGATCTGGTCTAGTTGGTCCTCGTAATAGGTGACATCAGGGACCGGGATAAGCGAGCGGCGCTGCAGAGTACCAAATGCCGGCCGTGGGCATGGGTAGAAGCGCGACAGCTTGAGGTGCGGAGGCCCTTCGTCTAGTCGGACATCAACGCCCTTGCTGACCCAGTAGACCTTTTTCTCGGTCTTGCTCCAGATCTCCCAGACGCCGCACTTGAGCGACTTGTCCGCGCCGCCATTGCGCTGATCCTCGCGCCGAACCGAGTAATCGGCCTGCTGATACGCCGCGCCGCTGTGCTTGTAGAAGCGCTTGCGCATCTCCTTCTTGGACAGCCAAGCCCGACGAGCTACCCAGCCAACCTCGGCCCATTTGCGTGCCGGCTCGTGAATGAAGTCCTCACGGTCGAGGTGTTCGATGCAAACCTTTTCGGGTTCCCCGTCTTCCTCTTCCTCGTAGGTGACCCACGGCACGCCACGGCTGTTGATGGCGAGATCGTCCCGAACATCAAGCATGACCTGGTCGATATCGGTCTGGTCAAACCCGCTGACGGCGCAGCGCTCCAGCATCTCGGCTGCGGTGCGCTTGACCGGGTCGCGGTCCTTGAATTTTGTGGCCACGACAGGCACAGGCGGCCGACTGTAGATCGACGGCTTGATTACCTCGACGGTCGCCCAGAACAGGCTGAATTCGCGGTCGTCAAAATCCGAACTGCCGCGATCAGAAAACCCGCTCAGGTTCGAATAGAGCTTATCGACACGGTCGCACACGCGCTGCCATGCCGAGAATGTGCGCTCGGCCTGCTCTATCGCATCAAGCAGCCGCTTGGACGGCTTGGCCTTGCCCTCAAACTCTTCGTTCGATGGGTTTTCGTCGTCGTTCTCGTCAGGATCGATCATCTGCTACCTCAACGAGCCGCGTGCGTTCATAATTTCGACTGCTGAAAACCGAATCTTCGGATAGGGCCGGAATACGAGAAAATCACCATGGAATGATTGGTCGTATAGCGAGCAAGTCGGGGCAGCGGCGGCAAGGCGCCTACGGCAAACGGCGATGAGGCCCCCTACTAGTCTAGAGCCGTGGTAGCTCCATCCGGAATTTCGGGTGTTATCCAACTGCCCCACCGCCGTTTGTTCGAAACGAGAAAAAGCCCGGCGGTGAAGCCAGGCCCTCGGATTGCATGTGCTCACGATGGTTAGTTCGCGGCCTTCATCTGCCGGGTGGCCGAGCGATCGGCGCCAGCGGCTTCACGTTCGCGGACCATGGCGTTCTGCCGATCGGTCGCGGTAGGCTGATCCAGCGGGCTTTCCACCTTGTTGCCGGCAGCGTCCTGCTGTTCCTGCCACTTGGCGAGCAGTTCCGCCTTGATGACCGGGGAGACGTTCTCCGGGATGGCCAGCGGGTTGATGTTGTCGAGGTCAACGCCGATGGTCTTGGCGTCCTTGGCGGTCAGTGCGTGTCTCTTGGCCATGATAGCCTCCTATGCTCTGCTCTTGAGCCCAGCCACGACATCATCCGCCAGCGCCTGGGCCGTGCTGGCTGCCGTCTCATTTGACATGTCTGCCTCATCAGGCAGGAATACCGTTGCCTTGCGGCCATTGCCCATGCCGACGAAGCGAACGCCATTGATGGGCTGCTCGGGGTCAAGCACGACGCCGATGTTGCCCATGGTGACCGCAAGCATAGTTTTGATCTTCTGCTGGTTGAGGCCAATCATCTGCGTCTCCTACCGGCTATCGGCGTGGGCGGGGCGACAACGTAGCCCTCTTCCATCTCTTCCTCGACGGGCTCCGGGGCCGGCTCGCGCCCGCTCATGGTCTTGTCGAGGAGCTGGCCAACCAAGCCTAGCGCATCGACCGCGTCATCATGCACGCCAACCGGAAAGCTCATCATCTCGTTAATCAGGTCGGTCTTGTATTCGGCGTTGCGCAGAACCCGCAGCCCCCGCATGGCGATCCTGCCTCGAATGGCCTGCGCACGGACTGCCTTGTCGCCTCTTGTGGGGAAAGCCTCGCGGACGACATAAGCCTGACGCTCCAGCATGCGCTTGACCAAGAACGGGCCGACACCTGATTTGATCTGCCCGGTTTCCTCAGCCCAGCCGATTGGCTTCCACTTGAGCACTAGGTCGCAGAACGCCTCCACCCACTTGTCGGAGCTTGTCTGGTGCCGCCACATGTCGAGCAGCCATGGATTACCTTGCGGGTCTATGCCGATGACGACGTGAACCGTGTAGTCTCCACCATCCGACGTGACAGCGTAGTCAGACCCGCCGTAAACCCGCAGCGTTTCGCGGGGCGGCAGGCTGTCTACCTCGAATATCCAATCCCGTTTGAAGTAGTCGCCCGTCTCTGGGCTGGGTCGCTGCTGGTAGAGCGCTGACCAATCCCGTGGAGGCAACGCCCGCTTGATCTGGTTGAGCGCATCCAGGTCGTATTGCTCGGGCCACAGCGCATCGCCAGCATCGTTGATGGCAGGCAAATCAAGGACAGTCCATTCCTCGTGCCCGTGCTCAGCCTGCAGCCACCCCGCAAGGTCGTCCTCGTGCCACCGGGTTTGGATGATGACGATGCGACCGCCAGGCATGAGCCGGGTGTAGGCCGTGGACGTGTACCAATCCTTGGTCTTCTTGCGGATTAGCTCGGATTCCGCGTCCTCACGGTTCTTGACAGGATCATCAATGAGCAGCAGGTGAGCACCGCGACCAGTAAGAGGTCCGCCCACGCCCACGGCATAAAAGGCGCCGCGCTGCGATACAGCGTGTTCATAACCGCCCAGACTGCCATCGATATGAAACCGCTTCGCAGATTTCGAATCGTCAGCAAGCGTGACGCCAGGGAAAATAGCCTGATACCCGCCGTCCTCGATCTGGTTCTTGACCTTGCGCCCAAAATCATCAGCAAGCTCCTGCGCATAGGTGGCCGTAACGACGTAATGATCCGGGTTGCGGCCGAGATACCATGCCGGGAAGAACTCGCTGGCCAACATGCTCTTGCCGTGACGTGGCGGCATCGTAATCATGAGGCGCTTGATGTCGCCCCGCTCTACTGCCTCCAGGTGACGCGCTATTAGCCTATGGTGGCCAGCATCGCGGTAGCCCGGCCATTGATACGCAGCGTACGATATGAGCCGCGAGAACGCGAAGTCCTCAGCGGTCGGCGCGGGTAGCGGCTGCAACTGCGGCGTCTCGCTGTTCCTTGGTGGTCACCTCGAGCGAACCCGAATGGTTGTGATCGACCTTCTCGCGCCACTGCTCAGGCTGACGGTTTTTAAGCCAGAAGATGGCGGCGGTTGTGTCGGGCGCAATCTTCTCACGGTATGGAGCGTACACTGGCGCATCAGCCCCTGCAGGCATGAAGATCTTAACCTCATCCTGCTCGTACCCGATGGCCTTTTGGTACAAGCTGTTGATGACGCGTTCGTCGGCTTTTGACTTTCCCACGTTTAGGGCCTGACAAAATTCGTCGTGGTCATGCTTCCAACGGTAGACAGTGCGGACATCAACCTCGAAGAAGTCGGCCACTTCCATGTCGGTGGCGCCTAGTGCTGCAAGCTTCTCTGCTGACTTGGCATATTCGGGTTTGTATGAACTTGGACGGCCCGCAGCCATTGCTTCAGTCCTTCCATTGGAAGATTATTTCTATCGGGCCGCGACAGTGCGGAATTATTTACCGCTGTTGGCGGGGGTTTTACCCTTGCCGAGCAAAGAAAGCAGCGCGTTGCCGTTCAGAACCACGTCTTCCAAGGCCTTAGCGGCCTCTGGGTTGGCTAAAATAGCCATAAGCTCAGCCTCACGGCGCTTACCGTAAGCTATCTGTTTGCTGAACGTGGTCATGATCTGCCTTTCGGCCGTCATCTCAGCACTTCCTCGGTATCGTAGCCGCCGTCGATGATGACCGTGCGCCCGTCCGGCAAGCGGATGACGAGGTACACCGTCCCCTTTGGCAGTGGCACATTGCATGGCTCTGCTGTCTGATCGCGCCTGAGCGGCTTCTGTGGGCGATTGTCGAGGTCTGGGCGGGCCATGGGAGCCGCGGCGTGCGCGAGCAGCGGCCAATACAGAATGCCCAGCGATCCGATGAGGAGAAACGCCAGGGCGAAGAAGGTGATGAGGAGGTATTTCATACGTTGTACACGAAGGCGCCGTTACGCGTGGGCGGAGAGCCAAATGGCATTTGGGCCATGATTCCTTTGTCCCACCAACCTATAGGAGGCTGGAAGTACCCATGTGGGAAGGTGACGCCGGCCGGAACCTTCCTCTTCACGTTCACCACCCGGCAATGCCGCTCCAGCTCGTTGACCGCGTTGGTGGCGAGCAATTCCTTCTGGATGTTGTTCATGGTGCCCCACAAGATAATTGTATGCCATACGCACTTTTCATCAAACTAACTTGTATTTACCGTTGACAACGTACAAGTATCTTGTATACTTGGGCCATCAACCAGACAGGAGGCCACAATGAAATTCGAGCAGGTTATCAAGATGGCGATTGAAGCTTACGCAAAGTTGGACGGTCGTCCCGCCAAAGAGATTGCGGAGGAATGCAAAAACTTCGAAAGCCAGACTGCCAAGAACGTCTTCCTTCTCATCTCGGCAACGAGGTGAGAAGGATGGTTGATTTTACACTAGGGCCGCTATCGGCTCCGATTGGAGAACAATTGCCAGATCTTGAGCCAATAGATGCTTACAGACTGCAAAGCGCTATCGATGCGACGTTTCTTCTGTCTGCTGGGGGTTACATCGCAAGAACTCAAACGAATAAAATCTTGGAAAAACTTGCCAAGAAAATCACGAAAAGGCTCTTAGAAAGGGCAGTCAAATGAACCAATTGCAAAAAGGTGGAACCGCTACGATCAAACGCTACGCCCAATATGACACTGGCATAGGGATGATCATGATGAAGCAAGTTCCGGAGGGGGAATTTGTTCTGTTTGCCGATCACCAAACCGCGCTTGAATCCCTTGGAGAAAAGGTCAAGGATCTCTTAGAGATTTTTGACACGATTGACTGGCTCCCATCTGATGCAGAGTCGGCGCTTCGTGAACTTGAAGATGCCGTCAACATTGGAGATGGTAATTGACCGCTGAAATCTTCAACAACTGGTTGGCCGAGATGAAGTCGGCGGGCCTTGCTCGTTCGGATGCTAAATGCGCTGAACTTCTCGGCCTTTCCGCTAATTCCGTCGTTGCCATGAAGAAGAACGGCGCCGACCAACGAACCGCCCTAGCCTGCCGTGCATTGCTGCACCGGCTTGAACCGTATTCGTGACCGTCTCCGTTGGAATCGAAAAGCCCGCCACCTGGGAAAGGCGACGGGCTAACGAGGGCATGCTTGGTGTTCGCCGCTCGACCGTCGCCGAGGCAAGCCGGCCATGCGAGACCGTGGATATTTCTGGACGAGTTTCGCCAGCGCGCCGAATGTACCTTTCGGCCGCAGGCCGGGACGTATCCCCGTCGCCCAAATCACTTGCGCAATGTTATAACGGAACTGCGCAAGAATTCAAGCCCGTCAAGCCGCAACATAGTCCTTATCCCACGGAACTGTAACCGCCCCGGCGATGTCCAGCTTCGCCGCCAGCTTCTGCAGCCTCGGATCTGTCTTGGCATTCTTGCGCAGCTTCTGCCGAGCGTTGCGGGACTGCTGGTCAAACTTCACCTCAGCATCGCCCTCAGCGGCCCGTACAGCGAGGATGTCGAGCAAATCGACCACCAATGGCTGGCCGTCCGCGTTGCGCACCACACCGGCCACGCCGGGCGTAGTTTCCAGCCTGTAAAAATCGTCTGGGTCTCTGACGAAGATATACCCGACCATGAGGGCGAAGCGGCGCACCTTGTAGAGGTCGGTATGGCGACGATCGCGCACGAGACGCTTTTCCGCCGGCATGTAGTGGAAGAAGCCGTTGGTTTTCAGCGCACGTTCCACTGCCGATTCATTCGGGTTCAGGCTCGGGATGATCCTATACCCCTTCCCCCTCGGCTTGCCGTCATTGTCGAGCGTCGTTGTCTCGACCGCATATTCTCGCTGTGGCTTTTGAGCGCCGGGAGTTGTGCGGACCGCGTACCAGTTTTGGCGTTTCTGATCGGCTACAGATGTCATGTCGTCCCCTTAAAGATGCCGTTTGACCGAGATAACCGCCGCCCAGAACAAGCCGGCACACATCGTTGCGACCGCCGGTCCTTGCCAGCCAAAGGTTATATAAAGCAGCGTGACCATGGCTATCGCGGCTCCAGCAACCAAAACCAGACCGACGACGATGTGGATGGCCAGATCAGTCTTTACTCGTCCCCTGCGTTCGTCCATTTGTTGAAGCCATTGGTTACGAGCGGCCAAATATTCCTCGTTTGTTTTGAACATCAGGGGATGAGGCGCCGGCAGGATTGGCGGATAGATCATATTGCCGCCCTCCCCGCTGCCTTCAACGCCTTAATCTTTTCGACGGAATGCAGAATTGTTGAATGGTCCCGGTTGAACCTGCGGGCGATCTCGGCACGCGAAAGGTCTGGCCTCTGCACACACGCCGCGTAATGACAGAGCT